TCCATTCCGTTACCTGTTTCAATAGAATAAGGATTAGGAACATTATTTGAATTATAAGCACCTGTAAAACCAGATGTGCCTTTTGAAATGTGATTTAATGTTGCTCTAGTTAAATCATGAGATTGTTGTTGGAACTTTAAAGATGTATCTCTTAAATACATAGCAATACCAAATGGCATAACTAAGTCATCATTATAACCTACTTGTGCTTCTGGTCTGCCATTTTTCCAAATAAAGACTTTCATTTCTTCTAACAATCGTTTTGAACGAATAGTTACAGAACGATCTCCAACATATTCTCTAAATTTATTTACAACTAAAGGTCGTGTTCTTAAAGACATAGTAAAGCCGGGTGTAACATTATCACTGTTTTCATACTTATTAAAATACGAATCAACTGTTAAAGTATCACTCTTAGGTGAATAATAGATGTTTCTATATCCTCTTTCTAATACTGATTCTATAGTAGCCCATCCAATAGATGCATTTTCTATTACTAAAAGAGCTTGGTTATATTCAGTAGCAATAGCTACTATAAAATACCCAAATTCTTTAGGTGACATTTGTCCTTTATATTCAGCAACTTGAGTATTAGTTGCTATATCCATCACATGAAAAGTTGAGAAATCTTTACCATCACCTCTAGCTACGTCTGCTACTACCATATACTCACGTGTATAATCTGCAGGTTCCCATATCCATAAATTTTGGTCAGCTCCTCTTCTTTCAACTGGTTCTTGTATTGTTGTTTCTTTAATAAAATCTAACCATTCATTATAAAATACAATATCTCCTGATGTACTAAAATCACAATCACACTCTTGAGATGCTAATCTAGGATCTCCTAATAGTTCATCTTGACGTTTTCTCCAAGCTTCATCTCGTTCAGGGTGAACAAACCAAGGTAATTTGATAGGTAAAAAGTCATTGTCTGCTGATTCTGCTGCTACCCATGTTTTATGGAACCAGTTTCCAGTTCCATACGGTGTTGAAAGTACAATTGCTCCACCACCTGTAGCTAATGTTTGTTGTGCTGATGCCCATATTTCTCCAATTTGTTCAATAAAAGCTGCCTCATCGACAATCAGCAAAGATACTGCTTCTGATCGACCTGCATCACTTGATGCTGAAGTGGCTTTAATTTGTGATCCATTACTTAATCTAAGTGTTAATTTGTTGTGTTCATCTGCTGGTATTTTAAGCCATGAAGGTAAGTTATCAAACATAAACTTAACCTTTGTAACCATGTTTTTAGCAGTTTCTTGTTTAGTCGCAATACAAAGTACGTTTTTATCTTTATGGAATAACATTAACCATAAAGAATAACCTGCGGCTAATGTTGAGATACCTAACTGTCTTGATTTTAATACAATTGAGTATGGGTTATCTCTAAATAAATGTAATACTTTATCTTGGAAAGGATATAAATTAAATAATACTCTACCACGTTGAGGATGTTGGATGTGGCAGTATTTCCTCATAAAGTGGGCAGGATCATTTAAGCACTTGATGTACTCCTGCCTTATAACTTCTTTTAAATTTACATTTTCACTCATAAAATAGCTAAAACAAAACCTATACTTGCTAATGCTAAAGCAACAACTACTTTTTTAAGTTTGCCTTCAAGATCAGATATTTTTTTATTTCTTTCTTCAATTTGTCCGTCTTTAGCTTTGATAGTACCTTTTAAATCTCCTATTTTACTTTCTAAAACAGTTCTAGTAGTATCACATACAAACAAAGCACTGTCTTGAAAATGAATTACTGTACCCATTGTAGTGATAGAGTCACGAGATACTTTTAATTCTTTTTTAAGATTATCTCTATCAGCTTTTACCAATAAAGCATTTTTTAAGGATTTAATAGGAACTATTACAGTTGAATCACTTAAACGCTGTTGTGAAAGTGCTGATGATATCATCATCAGACATATTATTAAGGCGGTCGCGTTCTTTTTCATATTCTTGTTTATATTTAGCTGCTTCTTTAGCAGTTTCTTTTAATTTATTTTTATTAACTAAAATTAAAGAATCTAAAATAGCTCTAGTAGAGTCTAAAGTTGAAATAGTTGAATCTTTTTTTCCAATTTCAATTGCTAAAGAATCTATAGTTCTTTGATATTGTTTATCTTTATCTGAAGAATAGCTTTGTTTGTAATTAAATAACCCATAGACTATAATGCCTATTAAAACAACCGCAACTAGTGTTAATAAAAAGTTTTTCATATTATCCGATTAATCCACCGGTATCAATTTTAACGTCTCTTTCTTTAAACGCTTTAATTAATTCTGGTTTCTTAATAAATTGTTTCAAAGCAGCCATTTTTTTATCACGCTCGGCTCCTTTTTCCATATCTTTTACTTTTTTAACTAAAGTTTTTAACTTGTCTTTAAAGTCTTCAAATTGGTCTGTTGGGACTTTAAACTTAGAAGGAGCACCTTTTACTTTTTCTTTTTCAAGTTCAGCTTTAGTAGGTTCTTTATCATCTTCTTCTTCTTCTAAAGTAACACTACCTCCTGCTTTTAAAGTATTTAAAGCAGTGGCTTTATCTTTAGCAGCTGCAAACTTAGGATCTTTTTGAAGAGCACCTACAGCGGCTACACCTACATAAGTACCTTCCTCTACAGATTCTTCTGAAAGAAGTTCGTATATGTTATCTTTGATTTGTTTCTTTAATTCAGATAATTTCATACCCATAAATATTAACCAAAAATTGTCTCTGTCATTTTAGCAATTCGTTCTTCAGTAGTACCTGATAATTCAACTAATTTTTTAATTTTATGATTACTTCTATATATTAGTAACTTGATTATACTATCAATAGTTTCTCTATATTTTAAATTAGTTTCACGAACACCATTATCTTCCATATCTACACCTTCAGGAGAAACATAAAACACATAGTCATATTCTTCAACTAACTTATAAGCAGCATCACAAAATGCTTCAGCTTCATAGTATTCAATTGACTTAGCTGCTTTAGTAAATGCCATAACATCAATTACTGTTCTATCTGTAATAATGTTTTCATTCATCAATTCAGCACAACGTTCAGCTAAAAATACAAATTGACCTTTTAATGTAGAATCAGTATTCAATGGAATACCTAAATCACGTAAGTATTTTGAACGTTCAGTTGCAAAATTATAATCTGCAAATTCAGGTAATTCTTTTAAAGCATTTACCAATGTAGTTTTACCTACACTCATTGTTCCACATAAACCTATCTTCATATTAGTTTCTATTTTGACCTGCTTGACCCATTGCTGTTTTATACCAAGGTAAACCTTCACGATTACGACGAGCTTCTTTCCAACCATCTTCAGTATACTTAATTCCATGAATATGATATTCACGTTTACGGTTATCGCCTTCAGGTATTAAAGCAGGACCTTCCCAATTATGTAATTTACCTTCCCAAACATATGCTACAGTACCATCTGCTTTAGTTAATTTTTTACTTGGTTGAAATCTATTCTTATCATTCATGCTGTTAATATAACATATTTTTTACAAAAAGCCAAACATTATCTCCAATTAATGATATCACCTTGAATATTATCCCAAGGACATTCTTTGCTTATTAATTTTCCTACTGATAAAATACCTTGTGCACCTGAAACTGTAATACCTCGAGCTGATAAAGCATCACCTACAAAATGTACATCTGGATATTCAATAAGAGCTAAGTCACTATGATAAACTAATGGTTCAGGAGACAAATATTTTACTTCAGGAATATAAACACCCCAATCATCTCCAAGTGTTGGGAATACTTTTTTCATATCCTCAATAAAATCCTCTATATAATTCCAATATCCACCCATAATTTCTTTAACACCTTTTAAAGTATTAATTTGAAATGTAGTAACTTTTTCACCCTCAGATGTTGTTGATGGAATACGAGTAGGTGAGTAATATAAACCAGTACCATCAAATTGTAATTTACTAACAACCTCTCTTGACCATTCAAATGGATTTGAAATTCCATTAATTTCCATCAAAATACCAAAGTTAGTCATGTCATTTCTATATTTAGGATCTTTTTTAGCATGACCATTGTAACTATGATTACCATAAGTATCTTCTACAGCAACATAAGCGGCATTATTATTTGTACAGAATGAACGAAGTGAAACACCTTTATCTTCAAATTTACGATACAATTTAAAATCATAACTAATGTCAATCAAATCCTGGAAGTGTTTTTGTG